CTCCTTATTTTCTCCCTAAGTTGCTGCTCAAGTTTCATGATGTGGTCTCTTGTGTTTATTTGCGCGTTTATTTGCGCGAAACGTCATACTAAATTGTTCCCGCGGCGGCGGGCCCTGCTAACGCAGGGCCCGCTCGCCACCTCGCCAGGAACGCATTAACACTTAACACGCATAATCACAGTGCACGCGGTATCCGCCGCGGGAACGGGCCGGGTTGACCCTACCGCAAACCTCCGCGGGAACAACCGGTTGTACCCGCCGCGGCTAAAGCCTAAATCCATTGGTCACCAAGTCGTACGACGGCGGGTAAACCCGGCCCGTTCGTCGTACCTATAGCTTCTCGCCGGTTGCTTTCTCATAAACACGCTTCGCCCACGCTAGACGCTCACGCTGCTCTGGCGATCCAGGAATGTTCCCAGGTCCAAGCCATTCCTCTGGTGGCTTCTTCGCTGCCTCAAACATTCGCTCACACGTCCCCCACGCGAACTCGGCTTTCATTTTGACCCACCCCTCTGACTTGAACTCTCGCACCGCCTCGATTAAATCTAAGAGCGACCTGTGGTAAAAGTGCTCGATCCCCGACATCGCAGCGATGCACAATCTCAGCTCCTCGTCGGTAATGTTCGGCTCCGCTTCTTTAACCGCTATGCAAATCTGCAACGTAGTGCGTTTCTCAGACGACGAACAATTTGTTGTTGCGGGTTTTCCGGTCATGCTTTCTCCAATGGTTGAATCACTTGCGGAAAACCGCAAAACAATAGCGTTCTATGGACTACTGCAAAACCGCTGAGCGAACAGGCCCGTCGATTTTCCATCCATCGTTTATCAAATCTACTGGCGAGCCAATTCCTTCACCACCAACGAAGCAAACTCCGCCTGTGACCTCGATTGCGGCAATCGGCTGCCCGTCTCGCGACCCAAGGTAGATGCCGTCCGCAAACTCGTCGTCATCGTCCGGCAGAACCGTAATCCACTTGAGACCTAAATGCTGCCGAATGTTTTCCGCTGCGCTAAGCAACTCCACGATTGCACGTGACTGCCCCTCCTCTAGGTCGGAAACCTCGATTCCGCGACCCACAACCTTGCGTGCCCATAGCGAACGGAAGGCGTCAAAATCCAATAATGCACGCCGAAATGAATCAAAGCGAACCATGAATTCTCGGTCGATCTTGTCGAAGTAAGCCATAGAACAATCCAATGCAATCGGTTGCCGTTCGACTGCTTTCGAGTGGTGAATCAATCGCGGCAACTCGATTGATTGGAAGCGTTAGCCCGACGGGCCCTTCGCGACTGCGTCGCATCAGGGCCGTCGGCTTGCTTAAAACTAACAACTTTGGGCCCAGGTGATGTCCGCCGGGACACACCACCGTCGGGCTAACCGCCTGGTTCTCGCGGGCTAACAACCGGTTGCAGGCGGGTGGTACACAAAATCAAGCTCTTCGGGATCATGAACAAGTACACACCCGCCTGAACCAGGCGGTTCCACGTACCTAATTCCCACGTCCATCGCACGCATCGCAATCAACGTAGTCATTGTTCCACGAGCGGCGTAAATGTCCGCTTCCTCCACACTTCGCACATTGTGGATTCCGCAACGCCTGCGCTCCGGCAAGCTCTTGCTGCAATCGGCAGCACGCCATCGCCAAGTCGCAAACCGCATCTTTCGCTCGCTGGTGGCTCATGTCGTCCGCTGCGTTCCAAATCAGCAACAACTGATCTACTTCAGGGGCCTTTACTGCGAACGCCGCCAACACGAAGCTATGCTTGTCCACGGCCTGCCTCCCTTTCGCTATCTGCTGTGATTTCACCACCTAGCATCAGCCGCCCCATCATTGTGAATGCACCCCACGGCGTAAGGCTCGATGTCGTCACGCCATCCATCGAGCACTGCCACATTACCGGACCTTCCGCCGTTGGATCGATCCAGATTCTAACCGGCGGCGCAGCGTTCTCCATGTTCCTCAACTTGCAAAACAATGCGTCGATCTCGATTATGTTCACCGCTGGAATTTGCAATCGGTGCCCGTCTCGCGTTGCGATGTTGACTGACTGCGAGTAGTCCGCCTCAACGATCTGACTTATCGCCCTCTTCAATTCATACGGCTTGTCACAATCGAACTTGTCGATCGGAAAACTGCCAACAACATCGTTTGCAGCCTCTCGCATGTCCTCCATAATATGCCAAGCCGAAGGTCTACTATTCGCGCTATATTGGCTACGATATTTCTCCTTATGAACATCACTTCCAAAATCCGCTAACAATGCGATCCGTTGAAGAGCGGCCACACATCGCTTGTGATGTCCTTCGATAAACGCCTGTATCGCAATTGTTCCGTTCGCCACCGTTAAGGCTCCTTGTTTGCGTCGTATTGAATCTCACACTGACGAAAGTTATTCGGCTCGTCACTCCCGTTTATTCCGATTCCCTCAAACTTCCATGCGTGCCAATCTGGGTTATTTGATATATCCAAAAGCAGACCGTACACCCATCCTTCCTCTACACGATTCGTAAACCTTGCGATGCTCCCGATGTCTCCGCGTGTTGCTGGCCGCCACTGGTAATTCGGATCACACATATTCAACTCCCCAAAAGGACGTGGAACAATTGATTGGTCTGAAGTTGCGGGTACGGTTTGTTCGCTAGTCTGAGTCACCCGCCGCAACTCAGACAATCAAAGCGTTAGGTGGATCAAAACCCAACGACAATCACGCCCGAACGTGGACCCATCGTCACGTTCTTCCTGTCCTTCATGTTGGGCCAATCCACCGTCTTGACCGGCTCGTCGTCTTCACTCTTGGGCGGAATCTTGCCCCAATCGAAATCTTGCGTCTTACCATCGACAAACGCATACGCTCGATCTGTCGTGAAACTGTCGTCCCACGGCCACGGCCAGCCTTGATCTGGCGATGTCCAATCCTTTCGGTTGGTCGAGATGTCGTTGACCGCCGCCCGAAATTCATCCTCCGTTGTCGCTTGCATCAACGGGCAATTCGGTGACTCTTGCCACTCATACCCGTCCCATGCCACGCTTCCCAACCACTCGGCATCAACGCCCGTTCCGACGTAAAAATCTGCTCTCGTACCCATAATTGACCACCTAACAAAGAATTGGAAATGACCGCCAACAATCCGTATATCCAAGGGGCAGTCAAACCTTGGCGGCATTTCAATTCAAGCGTTCTCACTCGCTACTTGCAGCTTCTCTAGCCGCCAACGCTTGGCAAATCTCTGCCAGCGTAACGTCGAGCGGATCGCCGCTTTCGCATCCGGTTCCATCAATTACTGACGATCCATTTGGCGTCACACTCACAAGCAACTTGCGAATCTCGTTTTGCCAACGTGGAATTTCGTCGTCGTACTCTTCGTCAGCATGGAGATGCAGCTTCATACTTCCACCGCCGTAACTCGCCAGACTCACTGGCTGATACGAAACAATATCCGCATCAAAAACATGGACTACGGTTTCAGGACTAACGCCTTTGTCCAATAATTCCTGTAGCGTCTTGACGAAATCGCCTAACCTTTGCGGTAGCGGAAGTGTGCGTTGCATAGTTTTTCCTTTACGCAAGTGAGAACAATTGATTGGTCTGAAGTTGCGGGTTAAGTCAGTTCGCTAGTCTGAGTCACCCGCCGCAACTCAGACAATCAAAGCGTTCGTCGTACCTAGTCGCCAAGAATTTCCTCTTCCAACTCTTCATGGCTGACCCAATCCAACGCCTCTGACATGGCATCGTCGATCGTTTCGCCGTCCTCGTGCCCATCGCGGTAGAATGCGTCCGTGCAACGCTTGACCAATGCCCGAGATTCGTCGTACCGTTTTCGCCGTTCCGCATTGCTTGCCGCGACTCGCGACCAGAACCCGCGAAGATTGCCGATCACGTATCCTCGGATTTCATCTGGCGTTGATTCGTCCCACTGCATTTCGGCGATGTACTTCTCGATGAACTCGTTTCTTGCAATCTCTGCGTCTGTTTCTGCCTGACTCATAATTAACTCCAAAGGACGACGAACAAAGAATTGAAAACGACGGCGGTCGACATCAATCGCAGTGGAGGCCGTCAACTCCGCCGCGTTTTAATTCAGACGTTATGACGACGAGCAAATTGCCCGCCATCCAACAAGTAGCCTCTCGACTTGGTTTGGTATTTCCTCAACCGAATTGAACGCATGAGCTTTCAGTACAACCCACCCACCATCGCCTACCGGTTCTGCATGCAACTCGATTTCCAGACCCATGTTGGCGGCACCATACTTCCTGTGGTCCCAAAGCAAAACTCGAATCTGCAATGGCTTAGGCTCATTCGTTGCGCACATCGGCTCGCCTGGATACTTTCTGAACCACTGACGATCGCGTCTGTCATGTGATGCTACTTTCCACTCTTTCCATCCATTATCATTGAGCCATTGAACGATCGCGTCATAACAATCCAATGCAATAGCACCGGCATGTAGTACATTTTTTCGGGTCATAGTTATTTCTCCGATGCTATTGATTGGAAGCGTTATGCGTATTTCAAAACGACATCCATCAACTTATCGACGGCCTGCAATGCTGCCTCTCGGCTGCGAAACGAAGCCCAAACATCGCCGCCAGCGTAAACAACAACCCAAGGGAACTTCCGCCTGTCGTCGTAAACAACACGTACATAATTACCCATGCCAATCCATCCTTGCAGATGAAAAATTACAATCGGCGGAATCCGCATCTATTACGTGCTTGGGTACACCAAACATACACACCGTTGCGTCAAACAAAACGCGATTCCACTCTCCAACTTTTCCATGCCGCAGAATTGACAATTCTAAACCCGTAAAAATGCTCGGCTGTCGATATGGTGTCAACGCATAACAACGCGATGAACACTCAGTCGCGGTGGGTTGGTCTTTTGGTTCGTTCATTGTCGCCTCCCGCGACGGTGTTATCGCTGACGTTCAGCCGGCAGCGACGTATTTCGCTTCGTGCTCAATCTGTTTTTCTGCCTACCGGTACTTCGAGCCACATGATTATGTCAGCCATCTCCTCAAACCACGCAAGCGGAATCTCCTTGTTCGCTTCGCGGTATCTTCGCATTGCCGCCGTGATTTCTTTGAGTCGATTTTCTGTCACAACCCACCGTGGCCTCAGCCCGATTGGAGGCTTAGCCACCGGCTGAACACCCGATTCCCCGGCACAGCCCTGTCCTCCAGGGCTTGGCGGAATTTGTTGTTCGTCTTGCGATTCGGTCATTGTCGTTCCTCCAATTAGTGTTGAATCTTCTTTTCGCTGCGTCTGAACAAGCGATTGCATCGAGCGGCGGGTACGCAACACCGCTCGGCAATCTCAAACTCCGCCGCCGGTGAATCGGGTGTTGGCGGACTCGGAACTACTGTCCATCAGTAGTCTGTATTGTTAGTTTCCTAGCCATATTCCAGTGCTCAATGCCGTCCGTAAGATTCCTGGCATAATCAACAACGGGTTCGCTTTGATCGCAATCTTCGACGCTGCACGCTATGATGCACGAACCGTATGAATTATCTGGAATCACTCCTGCACCATGTCCACATGGGCAAGGCAACAGGTCAACGTGACGGTCATGGCTCTCCGCCACCGCCACTGGAGCTTGCGGAAGTTCGCACCAATGGCTAACAGCAGCCGCGAAGCGCATACCATCGGAGTTAGTCCAATCGGACTCTGCTGAATCATAGTATCCAATCCAGACTGGCTCCGATCCAGATTCGAGCGCGACCAATACGACCATGCCATCGTCGGGTAGCTCGGACTCGCATGGAATCCATGTAAGTGCAGTTTGTAGTTTTTCCATTGAAGAAGCTCGCTGCGTAGTTGTGAGAGTTGGCAGCGGCTGTGGTAGAGGCTCGTTTGAGTGCTTGTAAGATATGCAGTCGGAAGAATGGAGTCAAGCAGATTGCGGGAATTTCTTTTTCTGGCGAAGAACATAGCACCCGCAAAGAACATGCCAAGGCCAAGCACAATGCCAGCCACCGCTCCCCGGCCTTTTATTCTAGCATTATTGAAAAACGATTTGCGATGGAGTATCATGATTAACATGGGAAAAACAGCAACAGAAGCCTCAAAAGAAATCGGATGCAGCATAGCGACGGTAAGTCGCTGGGCTCGTAAGCTCAATTTGGGGCAAAAATATGGCTCCTCTTTTGTACTTTTGCCAAGGGAAATCCACAAAATAGCCAAGGAATGGCGAAAGACATCGGGACGCCCAAAGGTAAATCCACAAAAATAGACTAATTGGATATTGCAAAACGTCTTGCAGTTCGATACATTGTCTTGAGTTGGTTGCACGTAAGCCGTGGAAAGCGAGCGTGTGACTTTTGTTGAACGGGTTTCTGTCCATTTCTTGGCACACGACTCCCGGAAGGATTCTTATTCGCCGGAGGCATCCACATGGATGTGAAACCGCTCAATCGCCGTATGCGTGCGAAGTGCAAGGTTTGCAACCAGGCATTTATTACCGAAAAGCGAGTGCGTGTTCGTCAAACATGCAGTCCAGAATGCTACACAAAGCTCCACGAGTCAATTAAAGCTGAAGCTTCTCTCCCAAGATGCGCTGTATGCGATCAGCCTATGCAGCGACAACGAAAGGGACAGCACCGGCAAACATGCGGCATTGAATGCACGCGAATCTTACTAAAGCGACACCGCAGCACACAAGCAAGCGGAGCGGACATCGAAGGCGATGGGCCTGATCCGCTTGACCCAACTCTACCGCTCAGGATCGCTGAGTTTTACCGGCAGCAAGCTGAACTGCGGTGGACTGCTGCCAATCGTCGTCGCATACGAATAATCGATTAACCCGGCTGTGAGAGGCTCGGTTTGAGTGCCGCGCTGGGCGGCTAATCCCAGCAAACTTTTTTTAAATGGAGAGCATGATGTGCGAGATTAAGCCGTTATCGGCATCTGAAATTGAGTACGGAGGTCAGGTCTACAGCGAGGCGACTGATGAGGCTATGCGTCTGCTGCGTGTGGCTATCGGCTCAATGATCGACGACCTGAAGACGCTGCGTTGTCAGCTTGGAAATCTACAACTCGCTGCACACGATGCGAAGCCACTTGCAGTTCGTCGGGCGGCGCTGCGTGGTCGCAAGTTGTTTAGAGAGGCGTGCGACAAGCTGTGGGCCGAGCTGCCGTTCGATTGTTCGGACATCGTGGCAGAGGCTGACAAGGAAGAACGGATAACCAACCACGATTATGTGGTTGGCGGATTGGTGTCATTTATCAAAGCAGCAAAGCCAGTTTTCGCGGAGGATTTCGAGCGATGTGGAAAGCAGTAGCAATTGCGTCTGTAGTCATGGGTGCAGCCTGTGGGTTGTACTTGGGTGTTTGGTGGGCATTTATTGGAGGCATCATTGATGTTGTCCAAGCAATACGAGCAGAAGAACTTGAGGTTCAAAAGCTTGCAATTGGAATCGGTAAGGTCGTGTTTTGTCAGCTATTCGCATTCGTTGGTGCGATACCAGCGCTGCCTGGATATCTGTGGTTAAGGACTCGACTATGAAGCTAGATTTCCAAGCGGTTGCGGTGGCGTTGTTGGCGGCGTGCGGTGTGGTGGTGGTCTTAATAGCTTTGTGACAAGGAAGTTTCGATGTCGAACTGTGCGATTCAAACGGTTTTCACATGGTCGAAAGAGGGTGAGACGGCGCTTTGCGAATTTTGGCGAGGCGAGGATTACTACTGCTTCGGTGCAGATCCGCGAACTCTGCAAAAGGTTCTTCGGCTCGTCGGCATCTGTGCTGCTGACAGGTCGCTTAGCCTCACTTGGGACGATGCTGCGCAGATCACGTCGACTCTTCGCATGTTGGTGCCAGAGACAGAGACAGCATACGTCACAAGCTACGAGCAGGCAGTTGAGGCTGTCGTTGAAAATAGCGACGTTCGATGGCTTGGATTTACTCTGGTCGCGTCGTGTTTTTTTTGGTGCTGTGTTGGTTGGCTGGTGGTAAAAGCTCTCAATTGAGTTGGGCAAGCCTAGGCGTGAGTGGCTTTGTAACCACGTCGAGATGAGATTCTCCATAGGGGGCGGTGACTGTAAGCGATTGCAGTCACCGCTTTTAATCAACAAAAACAAGGATGAACGAATGCTGGTACTGAGTAGGAAACTAAAAGAAAAAATCATGCTTGGCGAGGATATCGTGATCGAGGTCATCGACATCCGTGGCGATAAAGTGCGATTAGGCATACACGCACCAGGCGACTTGCCAGTACATCGCGAAGAAGTGTTCTTGGCAATAAAGCGTGCAAAGGGAATAGACGAAAATGAATAACAATCAAACATGGCACATACACCACGGCGACTGCATCGAGCATATGGCAACTTTGCCTGATGCGATGTTTGACTTGTCGATTTACTCACCGCCGTTTCCAGCAATGTACGCATATACCGACGAGTCGTGTGACATTGGCAATAGCGAGGACTTTCGCGGTGACGCGAAATTACATCTTGCGTTTTTCTTTAATCAGATCGCTCGGCTGATTAAACCTGGTCGGGTGATGATTGTTCACTGCATGCAGATACCACGCATGAAACGCTGCGGAGAAGTTGGTATGCATGATTTTAGGGGGCTTCTTATACGCTTGGCTGAGCGGGCTGGTCTTGTATATGAATACGACTGGGCTGTGCGCAAGAATCCACAGGCACAAGCGATACGCACAAGGAGCAGAGAGTTGCAGTTTGTTGGCCTTGAACGTGATCGTGCTAAGACACGTGGATGCTTGCATGATTATCTGATTAAGTTTCGTGCGCCTGGAGATAACGCTGTAGCTATCGACAACATAGGCGAAGTTAGCCGCAATGAATGGATCAAGTGGGCCGAAGGTACTTGGGGTGACATTCGCGAGACGGGAACTCTCAACGTCAAAGAGGGTCGGGGCGACGACGACACGAAGCACATTTGCCCACTGCAACTTGAGGTCATTCGCCGTCTTGTAAAGCTATTTTCCAATCCTGGAGAACTGGTGTTTAGTCCATTTACAGGCATTGGTAGCGAGGGTTACGTTGCGGTTAAAGAGGGTCGCAGGTTTTATGGGTGCGAGATCAAGCAAGAGTATTTTGATGCGGCAACGGCGAATCTGAAGCGTGCAGAAGTTGTTGAGCAAGAACAGCTATCGCTATTCTCGGAGTGCGTGTAATGGACGTAACACTAGACACAAAATCAATCGAGAGCTATCGCCAGTTTTTAAGCATAAAAAAACTGCCAGCCTATCGCTTTCGCGGTCGCGTCGCAAGCTTTCCTGACGAGTACGCGAATCGACTCGGGGCTGATGCTGTATCGACAGCACACACTTATCAGCCAGAATCGTTCCTGTTTGATTATCAGGCAGCAATCACAGAGATGGCTATTACTAAACGCAAGTTTGCAATCTTTGCTGATTGTGGGTTAGGCAAGTCGCTCATGCTGCTGAGTTATGCTAGGCACGTAAAAGAGCAGATCGGTAATAAGCGTGTGCTAATCCTAACGCCGCCGATGGTTGTTAGGCAGCTCGCAGCGGAAGCCCATCGGTTCTGGGGCGATGATTTGCCGGTTGATATTGTTCGTGCAAGCGGCCTGCAAGAGTGGCTATGCGGCAATACATCTGCTATCGGGATCACCAATTACGAAGCTCTGAAAAATGAGACGATACAAGGGAATATTGGCTGCTTGATTCTTGATGAATCGAGCATTCTTAAGAGCCATTATGGAAACTACGCCGGCATATGTATTGACTTGGGGCGTGGCTTGGAATGGAAGCTCTGCTTGACTGGTACGCCTGCGCCAAATGACCGTATCGAGTACGCGAATCATGGCGTGTTTCTTGATCGCTTTCCAACTATCAATAGTTTTTTGGCAACGTACTTTATCAATCGAGGGCAGACGCAAGAACGATGGGCGCTCAAGCCTCATGCCCTGCGTCCGTTCTACCGATCGCTGTCAGATTGGTGCATATTCCTGACGAATCCTGCGGTGTATGGATGGAAAGACAATTGCGGAACGATACCGCCGATCAATGTCCACATAGAACACGTCGAGCTTACTGCTGACCAACGCCGCTGGGTTAATTCACATCTTGGCTCATTAATAGCCACGCGAGCCGGAGGTATTCAATCGCGAGGCGCGTATGGTCAAGTAGCTAAGGGTGAGTGGAAGGGTGAAAAGTTTGATTCAGCTAAGCCGGACTTTATCAAAAGGATGATCGACAAGTGGGAAGACGAATCAACACTTGTCTGGTGCTTGTACGATTCCGAGCAAGATAGCCTGCACGCGAAGATTGGCGGCGAAAGTCTCAGCGGGAAAACAAAGACATCAGTTCGCATTGCTGCTGTTGATAGGTTCAAGGCTGGAGAATCTAATGTGCTAATCAGCAAACCACGAATACTTGGGTTTGGCCTTAATCTTCAGATAGCCACTCGGCAGGTGTTCAGCGGATTGCAGGACAGCTACGAGAGCTACTATCAGTGTGTGAAGAGGTCCAATCGCATAGGTTCTACCAAGCCCCTTAACGTGCATATTCCAGTGACGGAGCTTGAGGAGCCAATGATAGAAACCGTGCTGAAAAAAGCACATCGAATTGAGAGTGACACCAAAGAACAAGAGTTGCTTTTCAAAGAACTATCTGGGATTTAGCAACGACACACGGCCGGCTGCGTAGTTGGTCGAGCCCCGTTTGTTGTGCCTTGAACATCGCGGCGGGCGGGGCGTTTTTTTAATAGGGAGTGACGGTGTGAACATGAAAACGATTTCGGTGCCTGTTCCACAATCGCTGTTTGAACGCATCGAAGAGCAAGCGAAGCGACAGGACACCACTGTCGTCGAGCTTGTGAGCCTGTGGCTGTGGGATGCTGAACACCAAAGGAGAGTCGATAGTGCCATCCGCGACGAGAGGAGAGCAGCTAGTTTTGGAATCGGGGATATACCACCACGACAAGATGGTGGACTGCATGGATGTGATCGAGTGGCTGAGCGTCAATAGAGAGTCAGTCGAGCGTAGCGGTTGCTGCCAAGGTGGCTGCAATCGCAAGTTGGTGCCGCATCATGTGCATTGCTATGCGGTGTGTCCGAAAACTTACGAGCCATGCCCAAATGAGTTTGCGTTGGCTAATGGTTAAGGTCGGTTCGATTCCGACAAGCTGATTTATAGAGAGAGAGCGCGTATGAGAGAGAGAGTTTAGTTTCGTTTCTGTTTTCGGGAGATTTTAGGTATGAGTTTGCTAGAGAGTGTTAGGAAAGGGCCTTCGCCTAAGCCACGCAGGACGGTTCTGTATGGCGTGCATGGTATTGGGAAGTCTACTTGGGCAGCGCAATGGCCGGACGCGGTATTTGTGCCAACCGAGGATGGGATTTCCGATTTGGATGTGGCCAGCTTCCCGCTGTGCCTGGATTTGAATTCTGCTTACCAAGCTATTGTCGAGCTCGGCAGTGGTGAACATGAATTCAAAACTGTGATTATCGATTCTGCCGACTGGCTGGAGCGATTGATTTGGAAGCGAGTTTGCGAGAAGGACGGTAAGAAGGCTATCACCGATTTCGGCTACGGATCCGGTTATGGCAAATCCGCCAGCGTCTTTTCCGATTTACTGAACGCTCTGAACTGCTGCCGTGATGTTGGTATGCACGTTGTGCTGCTGGCCCACTGCGAAGTGAAGCGATTCGAGAACCCTGAAGGGGATAGCTACGACCGATACGTCCCCAAGCTCCACAGGGACACGGCTGCACTGATGCAGGAGTGGGCCGACGAGGTTCTATTTGCGTGCTACAAGGTCAACGTCCGCAAGAGCGACGAGGGTTTCAATAAGGAGCGGGGCGTTGGTGTTGGGGCTGGCGAGCGAGTCATTCGCACAACCGAACGTCCAGCACACCTAGCCAAGAACCGTCTGGGGTTGCCCGACGAGCTTCCGCTCGACTTCTCTGCCTACCAAAAGCATCTGCCGGCGTTTGAAAGCGTTGGCGTTTAATTCTAGTTTCCGTGTTTCTATGAAGGAGTTTTGCAAGTGGCTGATCTAGGTTGTCAATTTGATGCTGAAAGCGTCGACCCGCTGGGTGATCGTAGTCCGGTACCCGCTGGTAAGTATCGCTGCATTGTTACCAAGAGCGATTGGAAGGAGACGAAAAGCGGAAGTGGCCGGTACCTGGAATTCACGTTCCAGATCGTGGATGGTGATCACAAAGGCCGGATGCTGCGGAGCCGCCTGAATCTTGAGAATAAGAGCCAGGGGGCTGTCGAGATTGCTCGTCGTGAGCTTTCGAGCATCTGCCGCGCGGTTGGGAAGATGTCGCCTCGGGACACGCTGGAGCTCCACGACATTCCGCTTGTCGTGGCCGTCGAGGTCAAGAAGCGTGAGGATAACCACGAATTGACCAACGAGGTCAAGGGCTATGAATCGGTTCGGGTGGCGAGCGAAGGCAAGCAGGCCGTCGCCGCGGTAGCGGGTGGTTCAAAGCCAGGGTGGATGTAGCCCATGTCACTCAGATACTACCAACAGGAGGCTGTTGATGCTGCCTATCGGTATTGTCAGGATAATCCAGGGAAGAATCCTTGTATTGTCCTGCCAACCGGTGCCGGCAAGACGCATGTCATTGTCAAGATTTGCCACGACGTTCAGGAGTGGCAAGGGAGAGTCTTGGTTTTGGCGCACGTCAAAGAGCTTCTATCGCAGGCAGAAAAAAAACTGAAAGCGGTTGATGATTTGGACGTTGGCGTTTATTCGGCATCGCTTAAACGCCGGGACGTAAATAGCGACGTGTTGGTAGCCGGGGTGCAGTCTGTTTTCCGTCGTGGGCTGGAGCTATCTGGCACACGACCGTTCAACTTGGTGATTGTGGACGAGGCTCACAGGATCCCAGTTGAGGGAGAGGGGATGTACGTGCAACTCCTCAACGACCTGAAAGCGGCCAACCCTAAGCTGCGGGTGATCGGCTTGACGGCTACGCCGTACAGAACTGGGGATGGCTTCGTCTGCCGGGAAGACCACTTCCTGAACGACGTTTGCTACGAAGCCAACATAAAGGAGCTCATTGCGGGCGGGTTCCTATGCTCGCTCGTCAGTAAGCGTAGCAAGTGCGAAGTAGATATGTCTGGCGTCAAGGTGTCGGGCGGAGACTTCGTACAGGCTGAGATGGAGCAGCGGTTTGGGGATGAAGAAAAGGTTTCTCAGGCCGTCGACGAGATTCTGAGGCTCACCGAAAGCCGCAACAAGGTGCTTATTTTTTGCTGCGGGATCGCTCACGCCAGCGAAGTGGCCTTCCACCTTTCGGAAGCCGGCCAGAAGGTGCGGATTGTTAGCAGCGAGCACAGCGGGCGGGATGCTGCTATCGAGGATTTTCAGGCTGGATCCTGCAAGTATCTGGTAAACGTCAATTGTCTAACTGAGGGTTTTGACGCAACGGCAATCGATGCTGTCGTATTGCTGCGGGCCACGGTATCGCCTGGGCTGTACTACCAGATGGTCGGCCGCGGCTTGCGGGTGGATCCCAGCAAGGATGACTGCTTGGTGCTCGACTTTGGCGGGAACGTCCAGCGCCATGGAACGATTGATAACTTGAAGGTCAAGCCAAAGGCGGTTGGCAATGGCGACGGCGATGCACCGGTTAAGGCTTGCCCCCAGTGCGAAACGATGGTTCACGCCGGTCTGTTGATGTGTCCAGAGTGTGGCCATGAATTCCCACCGCCGGCACCTAACCACGACGCAACAGCCAGCGACGACTCACCACTGGCAACGGTTGAGCTAGAGACGTGGCCCGTGACGTCTGTGGGTTACTCGCTGCATGTTAAGCGGGGCGCTGATGAGAACGCGCCGCGCACGATGCGGGTTACCTACTACGACGGTACGCAGGCTGTTGCTGACGAATGGGTATGCATCGAGCACAGCGGTTTTGCCTACGAGAAGGCATTTAGCTGGTGGTTCCGTAGGTCTAACAACAAGATGCCGAACACGGTACCGGAAGCGGTTGAGCTCGCTAATGCTGGGGCATTGATCGAACCGACGTCGATCCAGCTACGGCGTAAGCCTGGTGAGAAGTTTTCGACAATCGTGCATTACGAGCTCGGGGAGAAGCAGCCAGAGATTGAACTAATAAACGACGATTGGGTCACACAAGAACTTGGGGAGGTGCCATTTTGACGTATATCATGCGAAAGCCATGCGCGTCTTGCGGTGGAAGTAATGGCGATGTGATCACCAAGAACGGTCAAGATTGCATTGTGTGTCATTGTGGGCGATGGCAATACAACGCACCAAAGACTGAGACAGGCAGAGTCGTTCGATCTGTCTCGACTACGCACAAAGCTATAAAGCCGAAGCAAAGGTACAGGATCCTGGAGCGTGCAAACAGGTGCTGCGAGTTGTGTAGGAAGCCGAACCGCGGGCTGCACGTTGGTTACGCGATTAGTGTTGATGATGGTCACAAGGCCGGTTTGAGTGACGAGCTCATAAACAGCGATGAAAACCTGCTTGCGCTCTGTGACGAATGTAATCTTGGGCAGGGTTCATTAACTTTGCCAATCAGAATTCTAGTTGGGATACTAATCGCTATGGGACAGTCGAATTCATGGAAGTTCCACAGGAAGTAGCAAAGCTAAAGCAGTGGATGTTGTGGTCGAACGAGTACGGGACCAAGGTACCGTACCAGATCGACGGGCGGCGGGCTAAATCGAACGACCCATCCACATGGGCAACGCTCGACGATTGTCTAGAGTTCCGAGGAGCTCGGACGGGCGTAGCCTTCGTTTTCTCTAGCGACGACCCATTCTGCGGTGTAGACCTGGACGACTGTATCGTGGACGGGAAAACGCTCCCCTGGGCCCAAGAGATTCTGGACCGGTTCAGTGACGTTTGCTATGCGGAGAAGTCGCCAAGCGGTACCGGGATCAAGCTTACAACCAGGGCCAAGAAACCGACTGCGTCGCGCTGCAATAACCAGTCTGGGATCGAGTGCTACGACAACCGGCGATTCTGGACATGGACCGGTCAGTGCCTGGGAAAAGGCTTCGACAACATTGGCGACGGGCAAGCCGCGGTGGACTGGCTGGTTGAGAAACACCTTAAGGCCCCAGAGCGGGCGGTTAAAACGGAACCACTACGGCTCTCAACCGGTGCCGCACCATTTGAGCTCGTCGCGCGTGGCGAGGCTTATATAGATGCCTGCGATGCAGGTCGGAAGGGTAATCTTCGGAATTCGGCTTTCAAGAATGCCGGACATCTCCACGCCCTGGTTGGTGAAGGTGGCGAGCGACTATCGGACGGCGACGTCCTAACCCTGCTGAAACGCTGGAACGTGCGCAGTGGTGGTGAGCTCCGAGAAGACGAGCTCCGAGAGGCCGCGGTAAACGGTCGCAAGAACGGATCCCCACCAGCGGACAAGGAAGCAAAGCCGATGGTCGATGCTAGGGATGATAGCGACGTCGACTTGTCTGGCCTGCTGATGGACATTATCGGAGACACTCCCCCAGACATACCGTTTTCGCCCGGGGACTTCCCGCGTGACGCAATTCCTACCGATGGAATCATTGGCCAGATAATTGCGTACAACTTGGCAACGGCGATGTATCCACAGCCGGAGCTCGCCCTAGCTGGGGCCCTAGCGTTGATGTCGGTGATCACCGGTCGCAAGATCCAGAGCGACTATGGAACCAGGACGAATGTTTATGTGCTCGGGCTTGGTGACTCTGGGGCCGGCAAGGAGCATGCACGCAAGGTCAATAAGCAATTGCTCTACGCATCTGGAGCGGAGTCGTTCATTGGGCCGGAGAGGGTAGGATCCAGCGCCGGCTTGACTGTAGCACTGGCGGAGCGGTTGGCGTGCCTCTACCAGCTCGACGAGATAGGGCATTTGCTGGCCACGATGAAAAACCCAGGCAAGGCTGCTCACCTGTACAACATCGGCACAGTTCTGATGCAGGTCTACAGTTCAAGCGATACCCTGTGGATCGGTGACGCATACGCCGACAGCAAGAAAACCCCCAAGATAGACCAACCGCACGCTGTGCTATATGGGACATGCACACCCGATGGATTTTGGAGCAATCTGACTAGCGACAACGTATCGAACGGATTGCTCGGGCGGATGTTGGTGTTCGAGGCCCCGGGGCACGTCGACCGACGTCGACCACAATCCATCGAGCCACAGCAGTCGTTAGTTGAGGCAATCAACTGGTGGGCAGAATTCCACCCTGGTGGGATCGACAAGAGCAAGTCAATTGCCATCACCGCGGAGCACACGCCAGAGGCCATTCAGCGTTTCGAGTCCCACTTGGATGCGATCTGCAACAGCCGCAAAACAGACTCGAAGGACGCCGCGGCACTGTGGTCCAGGTCGGGCGAGAAGGCAGCTAAGCTGGCACTGATATTCGCTTGCTCACGACAGCAGTTCTCGACCAACATCCGAATCGAGCTCGATGACGTCGACCGAGGTATCAGGATCGCCAACTGGTTAACCAGGCGGATGCTGCGTCAGTCGTTCGAGTTCGTAGCGGACAACTTCGTTGAGGGCAACAAGAAAAGGCTGCTTCGACTCATCAATGACGGTATGACGCTCAACGAACTGTCGCGCAAGACCCAGTGGCTAAAGAGCAAGGAGCGGTCTGAGATCCTGGTGGAGCTATCCGACCAAGAGCTGATCAAGATCGAGGAAATGACCACAAGAGGTAGGACCAAACGGGTGGTTAAGCGAGTGATGTATGGTAGCGAAAAGCATTGACGAAACCCCTTTCGTCATTGACGAAAGGGTAGGAGGCCAACTTTCGTCAATGACGTATTGACGAAAGTTTTGACGAAAGTTTTGCCGTTTGGACCAAGGAAATACAGTGTTTTATACCTTATCTACTTATATCTATATCTTAATACATCTATCCCTAAAACACGCCTTTTACCCCCTTATACGTGCGTGCGCGTGCGCGTGCGGAAAGGTATTACGATCCATGACCGACACCGACCTGATCGACCTTCTGCTGGACCGCTTTCGGCTGGACCTATCTGCGATAGCCGGCGTTGGTCATGGCAGCGTGGACTTCGTGATTGGCGGGCACCACTACAGGGCTACGACGGCGCTGGAGCTGCGGGAGATCGCAGACGGGATCGAAGTGAAGACGCTTGGGGCTCTGTATCAGCAAGGCGTGCTGAGGGGCGGCAAGCGAGACGTGGCAGGGAAGTTAGTGGAGGTGGACGATGAAGTACGACTTTGAGTGCATACCAGAGCCAAGCGGCAGCGGCAGGAAGCAATACCTAATAGAGCTACCTTGGCCACCTACCGTAAACACTTACTGGCGTCATGCGAAGGGAAAGACTTATCTTTCGACTAAGGGTAAGAGTTACAGGAAGTCAGTCGAGATGGCAGTTCTGTTGGCAGGTGGTCGCAGGAATTTACTTGGAGATCTATTCATTTCGATCATCGCAACACCACCCGACATGAAGAAACGCGACCTCGACAACTTGCTTAAAGCGCCGCTAGACGCATTGGCGAAGTGTGGGGTGTACGAGGATGACAGCCAGATTTGCCGGCTTCAAATCGAGAGGACGAAGCCTTCAAAGCCAGGACTTTTACTGATCGAGATAAGGGAAGTGTAACATGCTGATTGCGATTGACTTTGACGATACGCTGACGGCTGCTCCCGATCTGTGGCGTGAGTTTATTGCATCGGCCAGACAGCTTGGCCATCGCGTGATTCTAGTCACTGCGCGGCGTGATACCGAGGACAACAACGAAACGATTGATGACTGGCTAGCGATTCACGGTATCGAGCTACCTGTGTACTTCACGGCACTTGGGAGCAAAGTTGAGCACATGCAGCGAATCGGATTGCGTGTAAACATTTGGATTGACGACGATCCCCGCAAATGTGCGTTGGGACATTAATCCCAGGAATCTATCGCGAATGGAAGCGACTTGAAGAAGAAGCAAGCTAAGCCGACAGCAATGGATTTGCTTAGGGCGGACATCGAGGCGGGGCGTGTGGCTCGAACGGTCCACACGGATCTGATCCTGTACCAGCACGATATGGACTTCGAGCATGTGGCTGCGTCGTGGTCTACTGCGGCGCTGGCTGGCAGTCGCGAAAAGATCGAGGTCATGCGTCTGCGGGTTGAGCTGGGCGAGAGTCCGTTTCATCCGAACGACAATCAGCAGCAGGTTGTGGCAGAGCGCGGGCCTGCTGCGTTTTCTATGCGGGATCTCTTCCCGACGCCTGAGCCAAGAAGCGGCCGAAAAAGTTTGGTGCAATAGTGCCATTTTCGGATTGCAGATTTTGCACGCCATGCCACGTTATTGGTAGGGAGGCTCTGTCGATGGGTGCTGCTGCCTGTTTGTCTTGGATGATAGCCGTGTTGCCGAGTGGGTCTATCTACGAATCGCGTGGACGATGCGATTTGGTGGAGGTCAATCACTGCCACGATCCAGAGACAGGCAAGCTCAAGTACACGCAGGTAATCGCTTGGGATCGATCACCGCAATATAGGCGATTTGATGCTCAGCAGTGGGCGATGGTTTCGGACTGGAAGCGGAACGAGTTCGATGTGGTTGTGGATGTGGCAAGCAGCGATCAGATCATTCGGATTCGCTGCGACTACTTCCGCGAGACTTGGACTAACCACGATCCCGAGCGGCAGAACCTCGAGCTTTTCAACGAAAAATACCGGAGACGGGTGTGGTGATCGACTTCAATTCAAGGGACAAATGCAAATGAACTGGCTGCAAATCGTAATTCTGATTTTGAATCTGCTCAAACAAGCCAAGCAGCATGAATCGGCTGAAGGCTTCGCTGCGAGCGCTGGTGCCGTTGGTGCCAATGGAGACCTCCTGAAATGGGTGTGGGCTAATCGCCAAGCAATTGTTGATTTTCTCAACATGCTTATCAATTTCGCCCCAGGCCCAGCGGTCATGGGATCGTCGGCAAGTGTCGCAGAGGTTCGTGCTTGGATCGCTGAACTTAAAGACTAGAACCCTGCGTTAGCCTGTTTGTCTAATCGAAAGGGATCTACCTTGAGACCAGTAATTGCTTTTCTGACGGTGGTTCTACTCAGCGCCACCACTTTTGCTGACCTGACCGTTACGGTTAAGGACGCTCAGACCGTCGTGACTGTCACGCCTGAGATCGTCACTCAGTTGCAGACGGTCGATGGCGACAAGATTGGCCAGGCAGTTCGTGAGGTTGGTCCGCCTGAAGTCAAGCAGCCGGCACCCGCAGCGGTCGTATCGCTCAAGAGCAATCGTGAACTGGCTAAGTCGTTGGTGAAAATAAAGTGTGCAACGGCGGACGTGCTGCTGGTCGAAACTGGCGTTTACGTGGTGGCCAAGCCTGGAACGCATGTGCTCGACGTGAATGTGATCTCGGAGAGTCCGCTGCAATGGGATGACCAGACGGTCACGGTTGTGGTGGGTGATGTTGTTCCTCCAGATCCTAAGCCGCCAGAGCCACCCCCAACGCCACCAGGTCCAACGCCTGGCGAGGCACCTATTGACGGTGAAGGGTTCCGCGTGCTGTTCGTGTCGGAGAGCGGTGATCGCGTCCCTTCCGATGTGGAGGATGCGTTCTGGAGCAAGGAGATCAGCGATTACCTGAACGCAAATTGCATCAAGGTGGATGGCCAACCAGACTTTCGTAGGGTAGATCCTGACACGAAGTACACCGATCCGAACCATCGATTCGCCAAGGCATTGGCGCGGCCGCGTGCTTCCATTCCCTGGTTGATCGTAAGCAACGGGAAGACTGGCTATGAAGGCCCATTCCCTGGTGGCAAGGATGCAACGCTAGCACTGCTCAAGAGTCTCAATGTGCAGTCGTCTACGACTCCACCGACTTCTGATTTGGACGAATTGACGATCACTGTCCACACAACTACGGGCTGCTTGCCTTGTCACCATTTCATTCAGAATGAGCTACCGAAGCTCAAGGATTTGAATATCAAAGTCGTCGAAGGCGGGGCGGAAATGTTCCCTACTTTCCGCATTCAATCGGGTGATCGCTTCGTTGTGCTAGTCGGTGGGATGTCTGCCGATGGCCTGCGTTTCCGAATCAAGGAGCTGCTGAAGTGAGTCAATTTGAAGGCCGGCTTGTTATTGGTGACGATACGCCATCAGCAGAATACACAGCGATGTCGGATGGTCGCGCTCGTGGTTTGATCCCGCGAGACTACGGGGCTCATCCAGTTGGATGCTACGAGGCTGCTCCCGCTTGGGATCTGGCTTCGATGCCGCTGGTGCCGTGGGATGAGATTCCTGATCGCATTGCGCACATGGAAGAAACCAAGACACGGTTACTTGATCTGACTATTGACATGGACCCGCTCGACCAGAATGGCCAGGGCTATTGCTGGTTCTACAGTGGGACTGGTGCGCTACAGTGTTTGCGTGTGCGAAACAATCAGCCAAACGTGCGACTATCCGCACACTCTGGGGCTTGGGTAATCAAGGGCGGTCGAGATCAAGGCGGTTGGGGCGCTCAGGGATTGGACTTCCAACGCGAACGTGGCGTTGTGCCTGTGTCGCTGTGGCCTGAAAAGTCGATGGACGGAAATCGGTACAACACGGCAGCGAACTGGGAAGCTGCTAAAGAGTTTCGTCCGACTGAAGGATTCGTCGATCTATCCGTTGCCCAGTACGACCGCCAGCTTAGCGTGCAGCAGATTATTAGCTGCTATCTCAATCGCATCCCGGTTATCAGCGACTTCAATTGGTGGGGACATTCTGTTTGCGGCTTGTGGATGTATGACGTTTACAAGAACAAGTCGAAGAGTGATCCAGGCCGATACGCTGCCAACGAGATCCTGAACAGTTGGAACAAAGGCTGGGGGCAGAACGGCCGAGGCATCCTGAAGGACAGCAAGGCATTCCCGAACAGTGCGTGTGCGCCGCGAGCAACCTGGGGCAACTAACACCTACCGAACAGTTTCAATATCCATCGCCCACTAGGACGCGAGAACTCATGTGGACTTCCAGAAAACAGAAATCATCTTCTACGTGTTCGTGTCCATTGCAGGGCTCGTCGGCGGAATCGTTAGGCTCTGCCGTGACAACATTAGTTATGGGGTCGTTGGCAACATTGGTCGGTGTCTATCGGCTGGGCTGGTCGCTTTTGGAGTTGTTGGCATTTGGATCGGTCCTGATACCTCTAGCCTTACTGGTCCCTTTTATTATCTGGCGGCTGCGGCACTAATCGGTTTCTCTGGTTCCGATATTCAAGACAAGATTTTCAATCGCGCTGTTAGCAAACTGCAAGAGAAGTTCGGGCTAACAGACAAGAAGCCATGAGCACCCAACCCAATCCGCATCAAACCGAGGCCGACCAACAATGAGCACAGCACAATCAGTAGCCAGTAGCGTAGCCAGCTCCGTCGCGCGGTCTGTCGCGGGGGGCGGGGGTGGGACTGTTCCCGATCCGTGGGGACCAGAGTTACTCACTAATCCGGAATTGGCGGGATATGTTGCGGGTTCACCGGGGACAGTACCGACAGGCTGGACAGCGTTGTTGTCGGGTGGATCGCTGGCTGCACCAACGCTGACGTTTGGTGTTGCTGCGAATCGTCAAGCGATTTTCCAATCTAAGGCGGTAACGCCGGGGATCTTCAAAAGCGAGCTATCAGCAACGCTAAATTCAGGTACGGCGGCAGTCTATGACGTGCTGTACTACGCGGCCCCAACTGGCAGTACTGTTAAGTATTTTATAGACGGCGCAGAAGTAGCTGCTTCGACCGCGTGGACAGGAACCAAGACGTTGAAAATTGAAATCACCGCAATCAATAGTGGAAACATTGAATTTCGCATGGGAGCTGGTGTCGTTGGTGCCAGAACCCAAAACGTCACACTATCGAATCCGTCGCTAAAGAAAGCGGTATAAATGCCCATCCTAAATTCAGTTGTAGGCAACGCATGGCCCCTGTCTGGTGCAGCTACGGCGGGCACTACTGGCCTCAATGCAATCACAGGAACGAACCTAGTACACGTTGCCAGCAGCGACGTACCAGCGGGCTCGCTTGCGACAGGCTACATCACTGGAGACGCAAGTACGCCGATCAGCGTCACGCTTGATAATTCCGCGACGATACTGTCAGGCAGCAATGTCTACACTCTCCATATGTGGGTGCGCCATCGACTAACGGGAGCAGCACCAGCGGCGGGAACAGAGCGACGAATCTTAGACCTAAACGGAAACGGAATCCGCGCGTTGGTGTCGCTCTACACTTCGGTGGCTGGCGGAATCAACCCAGATGGGATGCAGCAAGTATTAGCACCCATCACTGGGACCGGAACTTTGCGGCGGCTTAACTCGGCATCGGTCGCAACGGCCATCCTGCCTTACGGGCAGTGGGCAAGATTCTCGATAGAAGTTGATGGCACGACCAGCAACGGGGCGCTCAGGTTCTACATCGACAATAATCTAGTAGCCGAGTGGACTGGCATCAGCAATACGGGTAAGGATGCGTGGACCGAAGCGGCGACGATGACTTTTGGATTTACCGGCGTACAGGTAGATATTTGCGGTCCAATCATTTCGGAAACTGGGACTGACCTCGATATTGTTCCGCTCAACAAACCAACGGCCAGCGACGATCTAGTCCGGCAACTATTCCCCATACGCTATTGCGATTCGCCGCGTGGGGTGTTTTGGTCGGCAACACCTACCAGCACATCATTGGCAGTCACCCCATACACTGTCGGCGGTGGTAGTCCGTATCGGCAGCGGGCAATTATGACTGGTGCCGGGAGTTGCATTTTCAAGACCAAGGCCAGCTTGGGGACGTTGCCGTATAACGAGATGGGCTGGTCCACCGTGGTCATTCCGCAGATCTATTTGCCCGGTACATCGGCGGCGGTAATCTCACTGCGCAATGCTGCTGACACAGCGGATCTAGTGACGATGACGCTAAACGCCAATGTTATACTAGGAGCGGACACTATTGCGGCACGCGATGCGACACGACGCAACGCAGTGCTATTGCACATCCATCAGTCAGGAGCGGTGCACGCAACAATCACCGATCAAACCACGCTCTCCAATGAGACAAAAGTTTGGTCGGGTCGCATGTCGGCACAATGGACACCGCAAGCAGTCGGGCCGCTGAAAGTGACGATAACGGTCAATTCGACTGCGGAATTTGATGGCGCATACATTTGCCGGTGGGCGGATTTAGTCGGAATGGATTCGCTTACCTCCGGTGCTGCACTGTCGGTTACACCAGCGTTCTATCATGCGAATCGGCTCGCGACGACTGGTGCCCCGTATTTCACAGATGCGCATTCGTTGACTTGCTGGCGTGGCACGCATGACCAGAACACGCAGTGGGGAGTGATACTAGGCAGGCCAGGGCAAACGAGCCTGCAATACTCGCAATACTCGACGCCAGGGCTGGAGCATAGTCGCGGTATTCGTCTAGTGCTGCTTGATGGTGGCTCTATAAACGATATCACTGGGGTTACCGACGCCAATCGTAAATCGTCCTATTCGGGGTGGCGAGATAGGTTGTCGTCGCTAGTCGCTCGGACTGTTGCAGTAGGTAATCGCGTTTACCTAAACACGATGATCCGACGTGAGCAGGGTAGCACTTATTCTGCGGTCCAGAATAGGCAGATCGGATTGTTTTCGGCAATGGTGCGAGAGATTGCCAGCACGCACCAGCGAGTAGCCAGTGGAATTCCGTTGATCGAGTTGGCAGACCCGGCACTCGACATAGACGATCACACGACACTGTTTACCTCCGGCGACGATACGCACCCAACGGACCCAGCAGGCGGGTTGGCTCTATGCGCGTCGATGAAATTGACACGCACAAGCAACACAGGGACTCTGGCTGCTGCGGCTTCAATTGAGTCAATCGTGACTGCGACAAATGCCGACGCTACGCAAATCCAACTACAAACAGACGCAGCAACGGCAGCAACACAATCGACAGCAGCGGCAAGTGACGCAGCCACAGCCGCTAGGCAGGCAACGGCAGCGGCACTCGATGCGAGCAAGATACCCAGGCTGACCGATGCCATTGCAGCCGGCGCGGCGGTACGACGCAACAAAGTAGCAGCCACATCGGCCACGCTCGACGAAACACTAGAGGCCACGCCATGACCTATGCGAGTGAGTATTACGGGGCAGGTGGGGTAGTCACTGGAGCGGCGACTAATGTTGCGGATGAAACGATGGAAGCGAGAGTAGGCGAACTGAAAATTGTATCCATCACATGCAATCAAGACGTAAGCGGCTCTGCGTTGTCTTTCGTCGTTGAAACGAAATCAAAGCTAGACGTTGCTACTGTTGCGGATGGTGCAATAACGAAGAGCGGTACAACTGCCACGCTAACGCTTACTGCACCAATGACATCTGCAGAGCGGACGCTTAACTGGTCGCTGGTTATCGCGGCTACGAATGAAACGGTCGCATCGGGTTTACTTTTTTGCACTTATGACGCACAAGGGGATTAATGGATATGGCAAGTTTACTTTCTGCGGCCGCTGCTGATACGACGGGAACTGGAGCAGCAACAAGTGGACCGGCTACGGTGTTTGTGCGAGGTACGTTTGATGGGGCTACTGTGGTTGTGCAGATCAGCGATGACAACACCAATTATGTCAAGGCGGACAATGTGAGCAGTGCTAAGGCGTGCAGGATGTCTGGCCCTGGCTCATGCAATATCGAGGGCAAGGGTTCGTATTACATCCGCTGCGTGGTTAAAGGTGGCGGTGCGTCAACGTCGATCACGGCGGTTTCTACTCAGTAGGTGTGAGCATGGGTAGAAAACCGTTACCGTCAGCGGTCAAGCGTGCCAGCGGTGCGTATAAGAAAGATCCGCAGCGTGAGAATAAGGCAGAACCCAAAGCAGTACAGGGGCGGCCAGCGATGCCTAAGCGGCTATCTGGTAACAAAGTCGCCAAGGCAGCATGGGATAGTCTGTGCGATGCGCTCGAGCTTGAGAATCGGCTGTCGATCACGGACGGGTATATAGTCGAGAAATTGGCGATGACCGAAGCGTTCATTGACGTGGCGTGGAATGAGTGCGATGCGTCGCTATTCAACCGTTTGGTGGCAACTCATAGGAGTCTGCTGTCAGAGGTGGGACTTACGGCCAGCAGTCGGACCAAAGTTACTGTGCCGGAAAAGAAGGACGACGGGGAAGCTGAATTGGCGGCCATACAGGCCAAGTTGCGAAGTACTTAACCGGAGCGAAAACGGTGGAGGAAGCGTTTATGTAGCACTTGATTTGTTCAGGTACAAAATCAGAAATACAAGAGTACATCGACGCTGTACTGTCGGGCGATATCGTCTCATGCAAGCTCACGCGGCAAGCGGTTGAGCGGCATGTGCGTGATCTGTCTCAGCAGGGGGAGGCGGATTTCCCGTACTATTTCAACGAGCGGCACGCAGAGGGGGTGTGTGAGTTTTTCCCGATTGTGCTGAGGCATTCAATCGGGGACTTCGCTGGTCTGCCATTTGAGCTTGAGGGATGGCAGAAGTTTGCGCTGTGGACACTATTCGGATGGAAGCGGGCGGCTGATGACAGCCGAAGATTCAGGAAGTTGTTTTGGTCAATGGCACGTAAAAACGGCAAATCATCGATAGCTTCTGGAATCGCTATTTTTTTAGCGATGATGGATGTGAACCCAGTCACAGGCAAGCCAGAAGAAGTGGCCGAAGTGATACTGGCTGCGACGAAAAAGGAGCAGGTCGAGAAAGTCATCTACGCTGAAATTGAGCGCATGAGATTGCGTTCTCCGTTTCTTGAGAAGGCTTCAAGCCGAATCAATAAGCAGATAACGTTCAAGTCGAACGCTGGCTCGATTCGGTGCGTCGGATCTGATAAGCCTTATGACGGACTCAACCCCCACGCGGTGTTGATGGACGAGTTGCATGCATGGCGTGAGCATCACCGCAAGTTTTACGACACGATGCAGACAGGTAGTGGCTATCGTAGGCAGCCGATGATTGGCACGGTGACGACGGCCGGCGATGACACATCACATCTTTGGCTTGAGGAGTATCGGTATGCACAGGGAGTTTTGGACCAGACGATTAAAGACGAATCGTTTTTCGCGTATGTGTTCGAGATCGACGAAGATGACGACCCGCTGGACGAGGCGACTTGGATCAAAGCCAATCCGAATCTAGGGGTATCGGTCAAGCTCGATTATTTGCGGGACCAGGCCAAGCAGGCAGCATCTAGTAAACTGTCGCTAAACAGGTTCACTCGCTACCATTGCAATCGACTTGTGTCATCGATGGAGAAGGCGTTTGATCTGGAGCAGTGGGACAAGTGCCGAGGCGAGCTGTCGGATTGGCACCAGGCGGACGCCGTTGGAGCTGGTGTGGATTTGGGCGGACGTGATGACTTGGCCGCGTGGGCGATGGCGGCGAGATTCGAGTTAGACGAGGAGCGTGACGGAAAGCCAGTCTATCGCTATGAGATCAGGACTCAGGCATACATCGCGGCGGATACCGAGCGAGATTTGACTGCTCAGCCGTTTGCGAATTGGGTGTACAGCGGATTGATTCAGAAGTGCAAGTATCCAACGGCGAATCTGCGAGACGACTTGATCGAGGAAGTTGGCGAAGTAGGTGTCCACGCGGTGGCGTATGACCAATACAACGCACAGCAGTTTGGCGACGACCTGACGGAAGAGGGAATAACGGCTGCACGGATGGCTCAAAACTTCAGCATGTTCAACGAGCCGATACGCGACTTCATGCAGGCAATGAAGGACGGGCGGATCACCCACAACGGCAATCCGCTTTTGCGGTGGTGTGCCGGCAATGCGATCATCAGTCGGGATCGGAATGATAGGTGGATGTTCGATAAGCGCTCGAGCAGCGAAAAGATCGACCCTATCGTGGCAATGATTATGGCGTTCAGAATGGCGAGTCTGGCACCTCCCAGGGTGCGCGGCAATTTATATATGAGCTAAAAAATGGTTGGATTTGCAAACGCTATTTCTACTGCCTTGGGATCTCTTGGTATTCGTTTCACGAATACTGACGAGCCAATGGCACGCATGAGCGCTGAGCGTGCGCTTAAAAATCCTGCTGTGTGGTACGCCGTAAACAAGATCTCGGGACACATCGGGCAGCTACCGCTGAATATCCACCAGCAGGTGGGTCGTGAGATCCGCAAGCCGACAGATCACTTTGCGTACAACTTGATGCGTGTTCTTCCAAATGCGTACCAGACGCCAATCGTCTTTAAGCGTCTGCTAACATCGCACGCGCTGCTGTGGGGGAACGGTTACGCATACATCAACCGCAGCAGGAGACGAGTGCTAGAGTTGATTCCGCTCAATCCTGCCAAGGTAGCAGTTGGTTTGGTAGGTGGCGAAAAGGCGTTCATCTACGTCCCTCACGCAGATGAGCGGGTGAACCTGTACGAACAACTGGAACAGGGAGAGCAGTACATAACGCTGTCAAACGAGCAGGTGTTGCACATCCAGGGACTTGGTTCGGATGGCGTGTGCGGTTATTCGCTACTAACGCTGGCCAGGGAGTCTTGGGAGTCCGGTATCGCTGCGACAACTCGCAATCTGTCGCAATTACGTAAGGGGCACGCTGGTGGTGTTGTGCTTGAGGTTCCTGCCGGACAATTACGGCAAGAAACCGACGCGAAAGCGTTTCTGGAAGCATGGAGACGCGACAACGACGGCGAGGCCAACGCTGGAAAGACTGCGATGCTGCGGGAGGGCGTTACGGCTAACGTGCTGGCGATGTCGAATAAAGACGCGGAGTTTGTATCGACGCTTATGTACATGCGTCAGGAGGAGGCTCTGCGGTTCATGCTGGAGACGATCCTTGGGGATGATTCGAGCGTCAGCTACAATTCGCTGGAGCAAAAGAATCTGGCTTATATGCAGAACTGTCTCAATCCGTGGATGCGGATGTGGGAGGAAGAGTGCGAGGTTAAGCTGCTGTCGACTCGGGAGTTGGCAGACGGATACTATTTTAAGTTTAATGACGGCGCGTTGCTGAGAAGTGATAAGGCAACGACGATGACCACTGCTTCGCTGGCAGTCCAGAATAAGATCTGGAACAGAAACGAAGTGCGAGAGATGTTCGACATGAACCCAGTCGAAGGCGGCGACGTGTTTGAGAATCCTGCGATTACTCCGGGACAACCTGGAGCGGCCGCGACGGATACCGCAGCGACAGGTCAGGCAACGTCGACAGATCCTACGTCTACCAGTGCAAACAACCGTTCGGCATCGGTGGTACTGCTTGAGAATCTGTGCAAGATCGAGCAACAGCGAGCGAATCAAGCTGCTGCATCGTCGAAAAACTTCTGCAGTTGGATCGACAAGTTCTACGCGAAGTGGGAGCCAAAGCTGGCGGATGACATCGAGCGAATCGGTGGCGACCGAGATTTGGCTACGGTCCACTGTATGGAGAGCAAGCGTAGATTGCTGGAGTGTGCAGAGGCAATGCCTGATGACTTAGTTCGAGTCGTTGAGGAGTGTGTTGCGAACTGGACTGCAAGGGCCTCAATAATCGTTTCTGAAATGGAGCTAACCGATGTTTAGTTTTGATACAAAAGCCGCTGAAATTCTGCTGTACGACGTTATCGGGGAATCTTGGGATGGCTCTGGCATTTCTGCCAGTAACGTCTCGGATGCACTGGCTCAGATGGGCGGAAAGCGGGTTACGGTACGGATCAACTCGCCAGGCGGTATTGCCGACGAGGGGATTGCGATTTACAACACGCTCAAGCGTTACAAGGGTGGCGTGGATACTGTCGTGGACTCTCTGGCAGCTTCGGCCGCTTCGGTGATCGCGCTGGCTGGCGACAGTCGCACGACGCTGAAGGGATCGCGGTGGATGATTCACAGCGCGATGGCTGTTGGCATGGGTAATGCTGCCGAGATGCGTAAGCTGGCCGAGATCCTGGACGTTTACGACAATTCTCTGGCGGACATCTACGCGGAGTATATGTCTGGGCCAAAGGATGGGCTGCTGTCGTTGATGGCAGAGGAGACTTGGTACGATTCGGCGGCATCCTTGGAGGCTGGCCTGTCGACCTCTACGGTTGAGACGGCCAACACTCAGCGGCCACAGATGGCTGCTTGGTTCGAGCATCCTCCAACCGATCTGCTCGACCAGCCAACGCAGGCAAGAATGAAACCGCAGCCGATTGCCAGGGAGCTGGCCAGGCTGAAGTTGCGATTGTCGAAGTAATTAAAACCGGAGCGAACGGAATGACTAAGGAAGAATTGCAGGCCGCAGTGGCCGATGTGCCGTACTGGTATCACAAGGTCGCGTTGCCAAACGATGTCACGACGCCAGGGTGGGCACCAATTGACCAATCGTCGTACCAGATCCCAGCGGACATGACTGGGGCTACGGTGCTGGACATCGGGGCGTGGGATGGATACTGGACGTTTGAGGCGTTGCGGCGCGGGGCTCGCATGGTTACGGCCGTCGAGGACTTTAGCGATACCACTGGCGATTTAAACAAAGCTGATAGGTCTTGGCGGTGGAAGTCGTTTCTGCTGTGCGCGAATGCGTTAGGGTTCGACAAGTCGCGCTGGGAAGGTTTGCAGAACGACAAGGGGCAGTCGATCGAGTATTACGAGGCGGACATCCAAAAGGCAAACAAGCTTTGTTGTGAGTACACAAATATATTTGCGTTCGGAGTTCTGTACCACCTTAAGCACCCACTGCTGGCGCTGCAGAACATGCGTAAGCTGCTTTTGCCAGGTGGTACGCTGCACATCGAGACGGCGATTCTGGACGGGTGTCAATCGGCCTATTGTGAGTACGGATATTCTGGCAACGAGTGCAGTTTTGAGTTCTATCCAGCGAACGAATACGGAATGAACTACAGCAATTGGTTCGTGGGCACTCTGCGAGCATGGCGTGCGATGGTGGAAGCGGCCGGCTTCGTGGATGTTGAATCGTGGAAACTGGTCGACGATCCGCAGTCGGTATCGGAGGCCAGGGGATTTATTCGAGCGAAAGTTTAATCTGCCCTTGCAAGAATTGCACGGCAATTCATATTTGAATGCAGACGCGGGAGAAACACCCGCACAAACTACAATCTGGATCGCAACACCGAGCAACTAGTTAGCGGCTTGGCAAGCAAACCGGAGACGTTTTTACACGTTTTCAGTTCGCAGGCCACGCCGCTATTTTCGTAATGGCCTGCACTACAAAAGGCCAAACGAAATGCGAAAATCTACTGAGATCCGCGACGACATCACGGAAATGCGTGCGGAAGTGCAAGCCATCATCGAGCTTGCCGAAACGGATAAGCGTGAGTTGCTCGAAGACGAGCAGGCTCGTGTTGATGCCATTCTGAACCAAGGAGGGTTGATCGAGAAGGCTGAAGCCGCTCTGGATCGCACACTCAAGATCGAAGCCAATAAAAAGCAAGCGATCCGCAATGCTCTTTCAGGCAAGCTCGATCAGCAAATGGTCGAGAACGGAACGTCGGCAACGCTCAAGGTTCCAGCTCGGGCTAAGTGTGGGAAGCTGACAGCGTTCAAGAATGAGGATGACGCATACGCCAGCGGTCAATACGTAATGGCGTTTGTTATGGGCAACGAGCATTCCCGCCAGTGGTGCAACGACCACGGCATCAAGGCAGCCATGACAACCGGCAACAACCCAAAGGGTGGTTATCTGGTTCCTGAGCCGCTGGAATCGTCGATTGTCGAGCTGCGTGAGCAGTACGGCGTAGCACGGCGCAATTGCCAAGTAGTGCCGATGAGCGATGGCAACAACACCTGGCCAAAGCTGGCTAGTGAGTTGTCCGCCTACTACGTGGGTGAGAACAGTGCGATTACTGCTAGCGACATGACCGTCGAGCAGATCCGATTGGAAGCCAAAAAATTGGCGACACTGACGGCGATTTCCAGCGAGCTGAATGAAGACTCTGTGATTGCGGTTGCGGAAATGTTGGCTCGGTCTGTTGCTAATCAGTTCGCAAAATCTGAGGATTCGGCTTTGTTCCTCGGCGATGCAACCTCAACCTACGGTGGCATCCAAGGATTGGCTGCTACCAATTCGGTTTTGGCTGCTGGTTCTGTGGCCGATGCAGCATCTGGAAACCCGACATTTGGGCAGTTGGATTTAGAGGACTTTGAATTGGCTGTTTCCAAATTGCCAGAGTACGCATCCGGCAATGCCAAATGGTACATCAGCCGGGCTGGTTACTGGTTGTCGATGGCTCGTCTGATTGTTGCCGCTGGTGGAAACACTGTGGGCGATGTCGAGGGCGGCCCAAGCCAACGGATGTTCCTGGGTTTCCCTGTAGAGTTTGTGCAGGTCATGCCTAGCGCAGCGACGACTTTGGCAGGAAGCCACGTCGCTTACATCGGTGATCTTCGCATGGGTGCTCTGTTGGGCAATCGTCGAGGAATCAGCATTGTGGCCGATGAGTCGTTCTACTTTTCGCAGGACGCTGTGGCTATTCGTGCTACTCAGCGATACGACATCAACGTGCATGAGCGTGGAACAGCTTCGACCGCTGGTGCGATTGTGGCACTTAAAGCGACCACCTAAGCCACTGTTCGCTCCGGTGGGCGGGCTCGCTGGGGCTTCGGCCCTGGCGAGTCTTATTGAAACGCAATCAAACTAATTCAAGGCAATCGAAATGACTAAAGCTTTACAATCAGCTGAAATTAGCAATCTGCTGGCACCAGTTGCCGCAGCAACAACTGCACGTACCGCTGCACTGGATACGACTGGTGCCGATTACGCACTGATAGTAGTCAATGTAGGCGCAGAACTGAATACCAACTCGACCAATGTAGTCGTCAGCATCACTGAGGGAGATACAACAAACTCCTTCAGTACATTTAACAGTGACTTTAATTCGATCACTGTTGACAACACTGCTGCGACTGTTGCAACACGAGCAATTGACCTAAAGGGAAGAAAGCGTTACTTGAAAATTTCGGTAACTCCTGACACCACTACCAACGGCCCAGTAATTGTTACTGCAAATGGAATCATGCTGAAAGATCGCAGTTCCGCTACTGCAGCAACAAATTCAGTAGTTGGCTAGTCAGTTTTCACATAACCACCGGAGCGAAACGATGGAAAACAGTAAGAGCGTGCGCGTGGCTGCACTGATGACAGCCCCCAGATACGAAGCGGTTTATGCGAGGAACTTTATCGAAGTAGCGATGAAGGGACTGGGGATTCCGCTGACTGTTTCGGGTGGCGTGTACTACGGGCAGTGTATGCAACTAATGCTCGAGGATTTGGTTCGGCAGGAGGTCGATTACGCATTAACGATTGACTTCGATTCGATGTTTACGCCGGAGCATGTGCAACGGCTGCTGAACATCATCGCAAGCAACGATTACATAGACGCGATCACCGCAGTGCAGCCCAAACGTGGCTGTGGAACGGTGTTGGCAGCACTGGAAAAGCAGACATCGGTGGAGTGGGACGGCCGGCCGATTCAGGTCAAGTCGGCTCACTTCGGATTGACGGTTATCAATGTCAAGAAGTTGGCAGCGTTGCCGAAACCTTGGTTCATGTCGCAGCCCGATTCCAATGGCAGTTGGACTGATGACAAGATTGACGACGACGTGTGGTTCTGGAAGCAGTGGGGAGAGGCTGGCAATACGATCTTTGTCGATCCAGGTTGCCGGCTTGGCCACTTGGAGGAGATGGTGACGGTCTACAGCCCAACGATGGAACTGCAGCACCTTTACCCAAAACAATGGAGCGAGTGCCGTGCGAGTACAGTTGATTCGTGATTATCGCCAACTGAAGAAATATCGGTTTGCGGAGATCGCTGATGGTGTTGCAAACGTCTTGATTAGAAGAGGGATCTGCAAAAATGCTGACATCGCTAACACAGACGCCGACGCCAGTGGTGACCATCGAGCCAACGACGGAGCCGGTGACGATCTACGATGCCAGACGCCAGTGCAATCTGTCGGCAACGGACACAAGCCACGACGTAAAGCTCGCTCATAAGATCGCGTCGGCGCGGGAGCAGTTCGAGCACGATACGGGAACGTATTTGATAAAGCGAACGATGTCGCTAGCGCTGCCTGGCCTGTGCGAGATGCAGTTTCCGCACAAGCCGGTCACAGCGATCACGTCGATCACTTACTACGACAGCGGGAACAGCAGCCAGACACT